AGTTGCAGAATTAGTCGGGACTCAAGAGTTTCAAGATGCATTATCTGCAGGTGTTAGTGCTTTAGTAACTGGGCTAGAATTCCTTGTTAGTGCGTTTACTGGCGTAGTGAATTTCTTCGACGGAATTGGTGACATATTTGGAGCACCTGGTGTTATTGCTGCTATAATAGCAGGCTTTGGTGCTTTATTTGGTGCAAAAGCACTAGTGAGCGGTATAGCAAGAGCTGCAAGTTCAGGAATAGAATCAAGGTTAGCAAATGTATTCGGCGGCGGCGGAGGCACGGCTGCACCCGGAGCAACTACTCCGAGAACAAGTTCTCCAAGAGCAGGACGAGCAGTAGGAAGAAATGCAGCAGCAGCCGGCGGCGGCATTGGTAAAGGACTTGGTAACTTAGGTGGCGGAATCTTAAAAGGTATTGCAGGCGGCTTAAAAGCATTTGCTAACCCACAAGTTGCTATCGGTGCAGCAGTTGTAGCAGGTGTTATACTTGTTATCGGTGCAGCGATTGCAGGCGCAAGTTGGCTACTAGGTAAATCACTACCTACATTAGTTGAAGGTATAATGTCTTTTGAAGAGATAGACGGAGCAGCTCTTAAATCTACTGCGATAGGAATGTTAGCATTAGCAGGAGCAATGGCAGCATTTGGTGCTGGGTCAGCTGTAGCAGGACTAGGATCAATGGTAGGCGGCATTACGGGAGCTATAGGAAAACTATTTGGTGCAGACGATCCGTTAGAACAACTTAAACAATTTGCAGCCGCAAATATAGATTCAGACAAAGTTAAATCTAATGCCGAAGCAATGGTTGCATTTAGTACAGCGATGGCCGCTGCTGGTGGTGCAAGTGCAGCATCGGGATTAGGAAGTCTAGTTAGTGGAATCATGGGCGGATTAGGATCATTGTTCGGCGGCGATGATGTTTTTGATACATTTGACGATATGAAAAAGTTTGCAACTTATAATATCGATGGAGAAAAGGTTAAAGCTAATGCAGAAGCATTAGTTGCATTTAGTAATGCAATGGCAAGTGCAGGAGCGGGATCAGCTGCAAGCGGCGCAGGTAATGCAATTGGCGCAGTAGGAAATGCTATTGCAAGTTTCTTTGGACAAGATACACCATTAGAGCAAGTTAAAGAATTTGGCGAAATGGAACTTAATACAAATCAAATTGAAGCAAACGCTAATGCAATTAGAACAATGGGAGGAGCACTTTCTGGATTTACCGAAGTGGATCTTGACAGAACACCAATTATAAGTTATACTGAAGCTATTGAAAGTTTAACAGAAGCTCTTAGTAATCTTAATGAAGAATTATCGCGAGATAATGATACATTGATGACTAGCAGAGCCGATGCAGGAGAGTTATTAAGTGGTATTAGTACGTCCAGTAGAGGAACTGCAGAAGGCACAAATCAGTTAAATAGTACTATGCAAGCTATGCTTCAAACTTTGACTGAAATAAAAGAAACTAATGTAAAAGTTGAAAAGAATACAAAGGCAATTACAAGCGGAAATATCGCAGCAGGATATGTAAGCACAACAGGATAAAATAATGAGTTGGAAAAAATACTTCACGCCTGTACAAACAGGAGATAACATGGACGGGTCTTATAGTCCTCTTGGTAGTAATCGAGGAGGTATTGCCGGACCTGCAAAAAGTAATTATTCATCATTCCTTCCTGATGTGTACACCGGCACACCAAATCGTATTGAAAGATACGGTCAATATAATACTATGGATATGGACTCGGAAGTAAATGCTGCATTAGATATTCTTGCTGAATTTTGCACACAAAAGAACAAAAGTAATGAAACACCATTTCTTATGGACTTTAAACAAAAAGCAACAAATTCCGAAGTTACTATTATACAACAATACTTACAACAATGGTGTAAGTTGCAAAAGTTTGAAACTAGAATTTTTCGTATATTAAGAAACTCATTTAAATATGGCGATCAGTTTTTTATAAGAGACCCAGAAACTAAAAAATGGTTTCATATTGATCCTGCAAACGTAACACGTATTATTGTAAACGAATCTGAAGGTAAAACTCCTGAACAGTATGTTGTAAAAAATATTAACTTTAACTTTAAAGAAATGGTAGCAACTACTCCTTATACTACAGGTGGAGGCCCGGGCGGTAGAGGGTACGGTCAAGATTATGCTCCGCAAGGTAACGCTAGGGGCATGGTAGGACAGCCTCAAGCAAGTACAAGCGGATCAAGATTTAGCACAGACGATAATGAAGTTACTGTTGATGCACAGCATGTTATACATTTAAGTTTGTCAGAAGGATTAGATAATAACTATCCTTTCGGTAACAGTCTATTAGAAACTATCTTTAAAGTCTACAAGCAAAAAGAATTACTCGAAGATGCTATTATTATCTATCGAGTACAACGTGCGCCGGAGCGCAGAGTATTCTACGTTGATGTGGGTAACATGCCATCGCACCTAGCGATGCAATTTGTCGAACGTGTTAAGACGGAAATACATCAAAGACGTATCCCATCGTCAACAGGTGGAGGCACAAATGTCATAGACAGTTCATACAATCCCCTGTCAATCAACGAAGACTACTTCTTTCCACAAACTGCTGAAGGTAGAGGATCGAAAGTTGAAACCTTGCCAGGCGGAACTAACCTAGGAGAAATTGATGACCTTAGATATTTTACTAATAAGCTCGTACGCGGTTTACGAATACCTTCCAGTTATCTCCCTACGGGAGCTGATGACAGTGCCGCACAATATAACGATGGACGAGTTGGAACTGCATACATTCAAGAATTAAGATTCAATACTTATTGTGAACGTTTGCAAGGGTTAGTAGTAGAAGAATTTAATCAAGAATTTAAACGTTACTTACTTGAAAAGGGTGTAAACATTGACACAGCAATGTTTGATCTTAAATTCCAACCACCACAAAACTTTGCAAGTTACAGACAAGCAGAAATTGATAATGCTCGTGTACCGACCTATACACAAATGGCAGCAATACCTTATATGTCAAATCGTTTTGCATTAAAACGATTCTTAGGAATGACAGAAGAAGAACTTGCAGAAAACGAACGTATGTGGCGAGAAGAAAACGACGAAAACTTAGATCCTATTCCAGGAGATGCAGCAGCAGAAATGCGCGGCGCTGGTGTATCTAGTGCTGCACTAGGAGACGATCTAGGCGGAATAGAAGACGAAGCTGCTGGCGGAGAAGCTCCAATCGACGCCGGCGCAGGCGCAGGACCCGAAAGTGCTACAGATCAACCCGTAGGGGGAGCTGGTGCAGCACCCGCAACGGATCAAACTGTATAAATACTAACATGATACTAAGAGAATTATTTTACTTCGATAAAGAAACTATAGATCCCGTAGAAGATAAACGCTACGACTCCGATTCAGATGACTCTATCATGAAGAGAAGTGATACTCGAAAGACAAAACTAACACTTCGTCAGATTAATCGCATAAGAAAAGCAAGTGAATTACATAATGAAGAAAGCGCAAGAGATCTTGAGTTTGTAAAACAGATGTATGGCATTGCTGCAAATGCAGAGGCTGGCGGAGTATGATACTTGGCTAAAGTTGATAAATCTCAATACACAAAAGAAGAATGGCAAAAAGTACGCGAAGAAAGGCGTGCTAGAAAGTCTAACGATCGTAGAATAAAAGAGCTACAAGAAACTGCTTCTCAGCAAAAGTCTACAAAAAAGTTACAACCGCCAGTCCCGTCTGGATACAATCCAAGACCAAAAAACGAAGTTGCATTTGTTATCGGCAACGGAAATAGCAGAGCAGACATTCCACTAGAACATTTAAAAAGTTATGGAACTATATATGGCTGCAATGCTATGTATAGAGAATTTGATCCAGATTACTTAGTTGCTGTAGATACTAAGATGATTTTAGAAATAAACAAAGCAGGCTATCAAAAGAAACACGAAGTATGGACTAATCCTAACAAGGCATATAATAAGTTTTCAGGCTTTAGTTATTTTAGTCCTAGTAAAGGGTGGAGTAGTGGTCCAACAGCATTGCACTTAGCAAGTGAGCATAAAAATAATGAAATTTACATTTTAGGTTTCGATTATGTTGGCTTAGATAATAATACAAAGGTTAATAATTTGTATGCTGGGACTTTTAATTATAAAAAATTACACGACGGCGCAACTTATCATGGAAATTGGTTAAAACAAACCTGCATCACATGTCAAAAGTTTTCAAAAAAAAGATATATAAGAGTAATAGGAGAACCAAACTTTATACCAAAAGAATTTAGCAGTTTACCTAATTTAGAACATATCTACATTGAAGATTTCAAAAAAATCTTCAATATTTCTTAATATCTTTATAAAATGGCTCGTTTTGAGCCTATTAATAATATATATACGTACATTTTGTTAAATACAATATGACAGCCCACGCCTTACAGGCGTACAAAACATTTATAGGAGTTTACAATGGCAGATCGCAATAAATTTGAAGAAATGCTTGAGCGTCTTATCAACGAAGATAAAGATGGCGCAGAAGAGCTATTCCACGAGATCGTGGTAGAAAAATCAAGAGACATTTATGAGTCACTACTAGAAGATGAAGCAGAAGTTGACGAGTCAGACGACGAAGAAACAACAGAAGCAACTGATGAAGAAGTAGATGAGTCAGACGAAGATCTAGACGAAGCAGCAGACGAAGATGACGACGAAGACGAAGAAGTTGACGAAGGCTTTGATCTAGACGAATTTGAAGTTGAAGCAGATCCAATGGACATGGGCGACGAAGGCGATATGGACATGGGCGACGACGAAGGTGAAGAAGGTGACGACGAAGGTGAAGAAGGCGATATGGAAGATCGTGTAG